GGGCATACAGCGGCACAAGATTCAAAGTGAAGACGGAAAACGGAGAGCAGGAATTCCGCCTCATCAACGAAGATACCGTCGAAGGTACCGTTGCCGATCCCCGGGGAATCACCCGCGCCTAAGGAGTAAACATGCAAGAACAAGCCCAGAATGTGGAATACGAGTTGGACGAGCAGCCCGCAGCACCTGCGGAATCGGAGAATTCGGCACCTGAAATCGAAGTCTTTGATGACACTCCGCCGGAGGATCAGAACCGCAAACCGATTGGCGATGTCGATGTTCCGGATGATGAAATCTCCCAATACAGCGAGAACGTTCAGCGCCGTATCAAGGAGCTTCGCCGGGCTTATCACGACGAGCGCCGCGAAAAGGAGCGGGCTTTCCGTGAGCAGCAAGAGGCTATCCGGTTTGCCAAACAGGTCGCCGACCAGAATCGCACCCTCCAAGAGCGCCTGCAGCAGGGCGAGAAGGTCCTTGTGGATACCCGCAAGGATAGCGTCACTGCCAATCTGACCACGGCCGAAAAGGAATACCGGGAAGCCCACGATCAGGGCGACGTGGAAAAGATGCTGGAGGCGCAGAAAAAGATCGCGCGCCTGTCGGTGGAGCAGCGGGAAGTCGAGAATTACCGCCCCGTTTATCAAGAGCCTTTACAAACCCCTGAAATTCCAGTAGAAGCAATTCCAAAGGTCGTTCCCGACCAGCGCACTCAGGAATGGGTTAAGCGCAACCCTTGGTTCGAGTCCGACGCCGCGATGCGCGGCGCTGCGTACGGTGTACATGACGAACTTGTATCCAAGGGCATCCCGGCGGGATCGGAATTTTACTTCGAGCAGATTGATGCTCGCATGAGGGAAATCTTCCCTCATAAGCTTGGTCAGCAAGCTTCCGCGCCTAAAGCGCCGGCAACTGTCGTAGCGCCTGCGACTCGTGCTTCCACGGGGCCGCAGAAGATACGAATCTCCAAGAGTCAGGCCGCCATTGCAAAGCGTCTTGGCGTACCTCTGGAGAAATACATTGAACAGATTGCCAAGGAGCAAGACAAATGACTGACCGTACCCCCCGTGATCTTCTGACACGCGAAAACCAAACTCGGAAGCGTACGTGGCGTCCCCCGTCGCTTCTGCCTGATCCGAAGGCTCAAGACGGATATTCGTTCCGTTGGTTGAGGACTTCGATTCTTGGGCAGTCAGATGCCCGGAATATCGCGTCTAAACGCGCAGAAGGATGGGAACTCGTGAATGTTGAGGAACATCCTGAACTCCAATCTTATGGAGCGAAGGCAGGTAATTTGGAAATTGGTGGATTGGTGCTTGCCAAGTCTCCAACTGATCTCGTCGAACAGCGAAATGAGTACTACGCTCAGATGAATGCTCAGGCGGATGACGCGGTGAACAACAATCTCATGAGAGAAAATGACCCCCGTATGCCTCTCTTTAGCGAGCGAAGCTCGACGACCTCAAGAGGCCGGAGGTAATTTTAGGAGTTTTTTAAATGGCATATCCTGTTGTCGATGCCCCGTACGGGCTGAAACCGATCAATCTGATCGGCGGTCAGGTCTATGCTGGTTCCACGCGTCTGATGGCGATTGCCAGCGGCGAAACCACGGCCATTTTCTATGGTGACGCGGTTGCGCTGTCGGCTGGTTACATCACCCGTGATCCGGCGGACTCGGCCATGACCCCTGTTGGTGTCTTTATGGGTTGCACCTATACCGACCCCAACACGAACCAAAAGCTGTTTAAACAGTTCTACCCCGGCGCGATCACTGCCTCGGACATTCAAGCGTATGTGGTCGATGACTACGACGCCCTGTTCAAGGTTGCTGTGGTGTCGGCTGGGACGACTATCAGCGGTGTGACTCAAGCGGCGGTCGGCTTCAATGCCGCGCTGGTTGATAACACGGGTTCGACCATCACTGGCGACTCGAAAGTGGGCATTTCTGCCACCACGGCGACGACCAACACCCTCCCGGTGCGAATCGTTGATCTGGTTGGCGAAACCCGTAACTCGCTGGGTTCGTATACCGAAGTGATCGTGAAGTGGAACTTCGGCATGCACCAGTATCAGCGCGCGACTGGCGCGTAAGGAAGGGGATAAAAAATGGCAATTTCTCGTGCCCAGCTACTTAAAGAACTGCTCCCCGGCCTGAACGCGCTGTTCGGCATGGAGTACGCCCGTTACGGCGAAGAGCATAAAGAGATTTTCGAAACGGAAACCTCTGAGCGCTCGTTCGAAGAAGAGACCAAGCTTTCTGGCTTCAGCGCCGCCCCCGTGAAGAACGAGGGTAACGCGATTGCGTATGACAATGCGCAAGAAGCTTGGACGGCTCGGTACAACCACGAAACCATTGCTCTGGGTTTCTCGATCACCGAAGAGGCGATCGAAGACAACCTGTATGACAGCCTTTCGGCTCGTTATACCAAGGCTCTGGCTCGTGCGATGGCCTACACCAAGCAGGTTAAAGCTGCCGCGATCCTGAATCAGGGTTTCTCGGGCGGCCCGACCTACGGTGACGGTCAGACGCTCTTCTCGACCGCCCACCCGCTGGTTAGCGGCGGCACCAACAGCAACACTTTCTCGACCCAGTCGGACCTGAACGAAACGTCGCTTGAAGCGGCGGTTATTCAGATCGCCGCGTGGACCGACGAACGTGGTCTGCTGATTGCTGCCAAGCCGCGCAAGCTGATCGTCCCGCCGTCGCTGATGTTCGTTGCTACCCGCCTGCTCGAAACCGAGCTTCGCGTCGGCACGAACAACAACGACGTGAACGCGATCAAGACCATGGGTTCGATTCCGGAAGGGTTCCGCGTGAACCACTTCCTGACGGACAACAACGCATGGTTCCTGATTACGGACGTTCCGAACGGTCTTAAGCACTTCGTCCGCACCCCGCTGCAAAACAGCATGGACGGCGATTTCGATACGGGCAACGTGCGCTACAAGGCGCGTGAACGTTACTCGTTCGGCGCTTCTGACCCGCTGGGCGTCTTTGGTTCGAGCGGTTCGTCGTAATGAAAAGGGGGGGGCTTCGGCCCCCCTTTTTTGTTGTATGATGCAGGAACTGGGGATTTAAACCCGCATCGACTGCCCCCAGCAGACCTAGTAGGGACGTTGCGGGGATGTGCTACTACACGAGGATTTTATGGCTATCACCACTCTGGAAGGGCCGGTTCGGTCGCTGAACGGCTTTTACACGCAAGGCCCGAACACCGTCGTCAATCTGGCGAACGGTACCAATACGATTACCCTCGACGTTGCGACTTACGCTGGCCGGATCATCCGGACCAACGACGCGACGCTCGTTATTACCCTGCCTGCGGTCAACGTTACTGCCAGCCCGGTTTCGGCCGGCCCGGGTACTGACCCCAATACGCAGAACAACCAAGGCGCTCAGTTCGTTATTTTCGTTGAGACCTCGGCCACTGCGGTTACGATCCGCACGAACGGCAGCACGTCTGACGTGTTTGTCGGTAGCCTGACGGTTGTTGGCGCTGCTGGAGCTTCCGCGACTTTTGCTCCCGGCGCGACCAATGATTTCATCAACATGGATGGCAGCACCAAGGGCGGTCTGGCGGGTTCTTACATCGTCATCACCTCGCTCACCACGAACAAGTGGCTGGTGCAGGGCGTTCTCCTTGGCTCGGGTTCGGCGGCTACTCCGTTCGCTGACAGCTAATAGGGGGACGGCATGTCTACCCAAACTGATGTCCTAGCCAGTCAGGCTAGAACTGATGACGGGCAGTTGCTTACGCAGGGTGGGGATAACATCCTGCGTTGCCGCATCAAGTCTGTATTCATCGTGCCGTCCGGTACTGCGGGCAGTGTGGTGTTTAAAGACGGTGGGGCTTCGGGCACTACCCGCATGACCATCAACACGGTCGCTTCGGCGTCTCAACCCCAGTATATGCTGCTTCCGGGGGAGGGCGTTTTGTTCTCGACCAATGTTTATGTTGATGTTACGAACATCGGTTCTGTCATGGTCTTTTACGGGTGATCCCGTGCAAAACGAGCAGTCCTACAATCTGGTAGGGCGGAAGCTGTTTGTAGCGATCCCGGCATACGACTTCAAAGTGCCGGTCAAAATGCTGGGGTCGCTTATTCAGTTTGACCGCATGTGCGGCGGCCACGGGATCGGCTTTGAACTGGGCACCATATCCGGGTGCTCGGTTGTTTCTCGCGCGCGTAATCTTCTCGCCAACGACTTCCTTGCGTCTGAATGCGACACGATGCTGTT